TGTTTATGGCTTCTGGCATTTTCATTGGACTCAACGAAGACGAACTCTTAGCAATCCGCGTTAAGGCACTTGCATCAATTACTTCTGGGACTGTCACAATGTCTTACTCAGATTCTGGCTCATCGGTTAGCCGACAATTTGCTGGAATGACACCAGCCCAAGCCTTGTCGGAAGCGATGTATGCCTTATCAATTTTAGACCCTCAAACTTACGGAACAGTCAGAACAGTTTTACGCGGTTCATTCCGAAGACAGGACTTCTAATTGATTTATGCCACGCAAGCCTACAACGAAATCTAAGAAACAACTGCCCGCTAAAAAAGCGAATATGGGCGGTTGGAATATGAATAATTTCAGCACGACTCGCGCGCAGTTATTTGCTCCGGTAGCCCAAGACCAACGCCGTGACCTAAGCCCTCGTGACCGCGTCGAGATGATGCGTCGCACTCGTTGGGGTGATCGCAACTCCGGCATCGTCCGTCAAATCCTCGGTGACTTAACGCAGTATGCAATCGGCCCTGACGGTATCCGTCCACAGTCTCACTGCAAAAACGCAAAACTTTACGAGCAATACTTTCACGACTGGTCTCGCAAATGCGACATCACGAATCGCTTCTCATTCTCACAAGCTCAATCTATTCTGCTCCGTTCCGCAGCTCGAGACGGTGACTCCTTTGCAATCAAAGTCCGCAACGCAAACGGAGACCCCAAGTTACAACTCGTCGAAGCCCACCGCGTAGGCAATCCTGTACCACCTGAGAAGGAAGTACCTGGTATGCACGACGGTATGATTTTCGGTGCTTACGGTGAACTCGTAGGCTTCAATGTTTACAAGTCGGACGGCTCTTCCCGCACGGTCTACGCAAATGCTATGATGCAGATTGTAGATATGGAATACGCAAGTGGAGCAAGAGGCACATCAATCCTCGCAGCTTCTTGGAATGACATACAAGACGAGATGGAAATTTTAGCGATGGAGAAGATTGGCGTTAAGGCTTCGAGCGATGTGTCTTTAGTATTAAATAAAAAAGAAGGTGTCATCGACGAGAATATGGCTTTTGAATTAGGTGCACTTCCACCTTCAGGCGGTCTCGGTAATATGGCGGTGCAAATGGGTGGCAAAATTTTAGCCCTCGATGTAGGCGAATCTTTAACGAGCCTGCAAAGCAATCGCCCTAGCCCTACCTTTACCGGCTTTCTTAAATCAATTCAGCAGGACATTAGCCGAGGCATTCTGCCTTATTCTTTTGTTACGGACTCCTCGGACAACACAGGCCCTGGTCTTCGTCTCGACATCGCTAAGGCTGATCGCACTTTCCAGAAATGGCAGTCGTTAATCATCGAGCAACTTTGCATTCCTACTTGGGGCTATGTTATCGGTGACGCTATTGCTAACGGTGATTTACCTGACGATCCCGAGTGGAACAAAGTCAGCTGGACAACGCCTAAGCGCGTAACCGTTGACGCAGGCCGTGAAGCTGCAAATGACCGTGCAGATATGGAACTCGGTTTAATCTCCGCCAGTGAACTCTACGCTCAACGCGGTTTAGACTTCCGCAGTGAAATGGCAAAGCGTGCCGAGGATATGGCTTTCATTATTAATTTGGCTAAGAGTAGCGGAATCCCTGTTGAGATGCTTTACAAGCCAACCAACATTCAACCAGGCACATTCGCACCTTTAGCACCTAATCCTTTCGTTGAACCTGAGGCAGATAATTCTTCCGCAGAAAATTTAATCGACCAAAACGAAGACCCTAACTCCTAAAAATTTACAATGAGATTCTTAAACAAAGCACTTAATGGTCGTAGCCCAATGCTCATCGACCCGAACACTGCAAAGCAGTATGCAATCGACGCTGAGAAATTCGGCTTCACTGACATTTTGACGCAAATCTTCGGCGAGCAACCTAAGCCTTACAAGGTTGGTTCATACGGCATCATTCCTATTTCTGGTGTAATCGGTAAAGGCTTATCTCCTTTTGAATGTATGACTGGTGGTTGCGATTTGAATACGCTTAACAAACAAATCGACGCATACGCTTTAGACCCAGAAGTCAGCACAATTATCTTTGATGTTAATTCTCCCGGTGGCACAGTCACAGGCGTAGAAGAAACTGCACGCAAGATTGCTGGTCTTAAAAAGCCTACCATCGCTTACACCGATTCAATGATGGCTTCAGCTGCTTACTGGTTATCAGCCTCTAGTGACCGCGTTCTGGCCTCGCCGTCAGCAGACGTGGGTTCGATCGGGGTCTATATGGCCATACCGGACATGAGCGCACTCTATCAAGCCTCGGGTGTTAATATGGTTGTTATTAAATCTTCGGCAACGCCACTTAAAGCTGCGGGCATCGAAGGGACGAGCCTTAGCCAGGAACAACTCAATCACTTCCAAGCCGAAGTAGATTCTATCTACACAGATTTCGTTGCATCAATTTCAATGAAGCGAAAGATGGTCAATGCTGATGCACTTAAAGGACAGGCGATGTCAGGCAAGCAGGCTTCTAAAATGGGCTTAGTAACTGGTCTGGTTGATTCACTAAACTCTATCGTCAATGCCTAAAATAACTATCACTGACATCGACGGAACTATTATCGAACAAGGCCAGCCGGTCGAGAATGTTTTAGATTACATCGATGAACTAGACTTTGATGTCATCGTTTTAACCAATCGCCCTGAATCTGACAGAGATAAAACAATACAAGACTTAGCCAACGCAGATTTAGATTATACCCGCCTCATTATGAATGGCGGTTCAACACCAGCCCCAGAATTTAAGAAAGCCGAAGTTAAGAAACTGCTCGACGAAGGCTTTGACCCACAAGTGTTTATTGATAACGATAAAGCCAATCGGGACGCAGTCGGATCACTAGGCGTTAAGACCTTAGACCCTGCCGACATTCCACAATCCGAGAACGAAATGGAAAACGATACGATGGACGCTGTTGCCAAATTAACTAAATTTATGACAATCGAAGAACAACTCATTAAGGCTATGGCTGAATTAACTTCTGCTTCTGCTGAAAGAGACGAACTACGCGCTAACTTAGAAAACGCCGTAGCCAAAGAAGCCTCTGACTTCAAAGCCACTCTCGAACAAAACGCTTCGCTCGTAATTGAACGCGACGCACTCGCAAAAGAAAAGGCTGAACTAGTTGCTAAGATTGCTGAACTTCAAACTCAAACTGTATCGGCTTCTGTTGAAGCTGCAAAGATTGCTTCGAGCGTCGGTGTTAACCCTGTCGAACTTTCTCCTTCAGATAAATCTGACGAACCCGTTAAAGCAGTGAATCACCTCGAAGTGTTCCTGGCTATGGACATGGGTGCAGAACGCTCCGCTTACTTCGCTAAGCACAAGAACGAAATCATTCGTTCAATCTAATTTTCTTACTAACTCATTAACAAACTAACTATATAAAATACCGTGGCTAATTCCATCGTTTCTTCACCAGCCGTACTTGCTGAGTCGGTCATTGCCTCAATTCGCGGCAAGCTCCCGATGCTCACTTCTTTCTCCAGTGTTTTCAGCACTTTGGAAGGTCAAGCCGGCAAATCCGTGTTCGTTCCTCTCGTAGGAACTTCAACCGCTACTGAGTTCAGCTCAGGCGGATACCTCACCAGCGACGACGCAACCTTAACTGGTGCGACTGTAACCCTGAAGCACTTCAAAGTGTCCAGCCGTTTCAGCCCATTAGACGTTAAGTCTTACGGCGCACAATACCTCGTTAATGCTTTCACTCCTACCGCAGCTAACGCGATCGCCGAAGCCTGCTTAGGTGAAATCGGCGCTTTAATCACTAACGCTAACTACTCCAGCAATGCAGTAACTGGTGCTAGTCTCTCCTACTCTGAAGTCGTTACCGCTAAAGGCGTACTCGATGCAGCTAAGGCCAGCGACACTCGCGCATTAGTTATCAATTCGACTTACGCTAACAACCTCTTAACTGACGCTCAAATCGCAGCTGCTTACCAACTCGGTGCAACCACGATCACTACCGGTCAAATCGGCCAAATCGGTGGAGCAAAAGTTTATCAGTGGTCTTCATTGCCTACCAATTCAGAGGCACTTGCTGGATTTATGTGCGGTAGCGATGCGATTGCCGTAGCCTCAGGTTTACCAATGGCTGAAATCCCTGGCTTTGAATCCGCAGTAGCAGTTGACGCTGACACTGGTCTCGGAATTCAAATCTTGATGGGTCAAGAGCAATCGGGCTGGTATAACATTACCGCCACGCTACTTTTTGGCGCTGCTAAAGGTCGCGCTACTTCCCTCACTCGCCTCTTAACCGCCTAATCTTAGGTCGTTAAAAAACGAGAAAGACCCTCACTGGAAACGGTGGGGGTTTTTTGTTGCCTGACACTTTACCAGTACCCGCCATCAAAGCCCGCCAGAAGGCAAGCCAGACCCCTTTACGACCCCATTTCCAAGACCGACAATAGTATGAGTATCTACGCAGATTTCGCAGATGACGCTAAAGAGATGTTAGCCGACTTCGGTGTGGCTGGTTCAATCGCTAACGGCCCGACATTCCTTTGCCTAATCTCCGACCCGGTATTAACTCAGGTCTTAGAGGCTGGTGGCTATTGCGACCGTACTCAATTCTCGGTAAAGGTAACGGCTACGACTACGGCTTGGACTGCGAGCGATGGTCGGACTGGTGCTTCAGCTGCACTGCTTTCAAACGGTTTACCAATCTCGGCACTTTCAATCGGTAAGAAAATTACGGCTGGTGGCAAATCTGTCCGTATCACTTCGCAGACTTACAAGCCCGGCTCGGCGTGGATCATACTCGTCGTAATCGACGATAATCAATAATGGTATCAGTATCGGTCAAGATTGACCCAAAGTCTTTTGAAGAATTTCAGAGGGCTTGCGAAGAGTTTGCTAAAGGGTTAGGTGTAGATACTCACGATGTAGCAATCCGTCAGGCACATTTAATCTGTATGGACGCTATGAATTTTACCCCCCCTATGTTAAAATCTGGTGGCGGTGGTTTAGGAAAAGGCGCACAGAACGCAGGCGATGGTGCAGTCAAAGCCGATGTTAATTCAATCGCAGTCAGCGCGAACAAAC